GAACCATAAACTAATATAGTAACTGTATCATCAGACGTAAAATGACCTCCAATAGTAGCAACACCCGTGTAAGGTAAAACTGCTATTTCAGCCGCGTTGTTACTATCTGGATCAAGTACTGAAACGTAAGCTCTAATAGTTGTTGTAGCACTAGAAACTAAAATCGTGTCTCCAGCTCTAACACCGTGAGAAACACCCGCAGCGTTACCATCAATATCTGTACCGATAATAATAGTGTTTTCTGAAGTGTCAACCGTAGCGTTGTACGATAAGTGTAATCTACCTTGTTCTGACCAGATTACTTGGTCTGAGGACATAGCCTCTTCTGCTCCAACTTGAGAAAGGAAACCTGCGATTGTTCTGTTACCGAAAACCTCAGCTTCTTTTTCCATTAAGTCAGGCAGATATTGTTGGGCCCACCCTGCGGTGTTGCCATCTGTAAAATCGATATAATTTGTAGATAGTGTTTGTCTCAATGGAGCCGGAACACTATTCAAATTATTTCCTGGTGTAATTGCCATAATTTTTAATTTTTAATTGTTATTTTTTTCCTTTAAATTTAAACTTAAAATCAGGAGTATCGTCACTTAAAGCAGTAAACTTAAGTCCACCCATGTTTATATTTTCACCGTGCGATTGACGCGGGTCCATATCTACATTTTTAGCTTTAGCTACACTATCTTTTAAAGCGTCGGTTTTTCCTTGTTCGTAAAAGTGATTAGCAATTTGATCAGCGTTCATAGCTGTAAAAAGACCTTTGTGATAACCTCTAGCGTCTTCCATTGTGTTTTCTTCGTTAAGAAACTTTCCTACGAAGTTTTTAATGTCGCTTTGGTTCTCTTTAATCTCGTTAGCATTATTAACGTTGAATCTATACGTTTTGTCTCCGACTTTATATTCAAAACCTTTGAACTCGTCGTTAAAAACCTCGTCAGTTTTATTTAAAAACGTTTTTGATGCTCTTTTGTTTACTTCTGATTCCTTGTTGTGTCTGTCGAAGAAACTAATTGCTTTCTGTTGCTCACTCGTAAGCTTTGATCCGCCTTTAAGTTCTTCGTAATATTTGGACTTTAAGCCGTCCAAGTGCTGTCTAGCGTCAGCAACTTGCTCTTTAAGCGCTAGTTTTTTTCTTTTTATTTCTGTTTCATCTCCCGATTCTTCGTCATACAGGAACTTGTCCTCTATAATAAAGTTAACTTCTTCGTTGTTCAAATGTGGTTTTGTTGTTTTGTAATACTCTCTTAACAAAGAGTCATTATCCCACTTTTCGTAATCTTGATTTAAGTTAACATAATCGTTGATATTACCCCCAGTGTCATTCATAAAGTTCATTAGCTTTTGAACGTTTTCTGGTAAAACCACTTCTGGTTCTTTTGGTGCTTCTGTTTTCACTGCTTCTTCTTTAACCTCTTCTAATAAAGGTGTTTCTGCTTGAGTCTCCGCAACTTCCTTTACTTCTTCTACCTTAGGGTTTTTTAAATCGACCTTAACAACATCTTCCGCTTTTTTAGCTAATTCCTTTAAGTCTACTTTTACAACTTCGTCGATTTCTTGTTTAACGAATTTTTTTGTTTTAGGTTTTTTAATTTTAAGTTTGTCAACTGTGTTGTCAACTTTAGGTTCTTCTTTAGCCACCTCTGGCTTTGTTACTTCTTCTGTTTTTGCCATAATAAAATATTATATAATTAATAAAATTGTTTACATTATACCGTCAACTGGTGCTTCTTGAAAATTCTTAGGTGGCTTTTTATGCTCCCTTTGATCAATCATTTCACTTTGTTGGGTTGCTTGTATTTTTGTTCTTTCGTCTTTTCTGTTTTCTTTAAACATTTCTTTACTGTCAGATCCTTCAGATTCAACTCTAGCTACTTGCATTTTTAATTGATATTCTTTCTCTAATAAACTAGTTTTTATCTGAGCTTCTTGCATCATTCTACTAGCTTCTAATTCTGCTTTCAATTGTTCCATCTGAACGTTTGCTTGCATTTCAGCTTGTTTCTTTTGCATCTCCATTTGAGCAGCAGCTTGTTGTTGTTGGATATTCGCTTGAGCTTGGGCCTCCATGTTTTGTTGTTGAGTTAACTGGTCTTTTTCTAGCTTAGTTTTTCTTCTAACTTTTAACAATTGATTCGCTAGTTTTACGTTTCTAATCTCTCTAATATCAATCGCGTCAGCAAGTTCAATTATTTGTTGGGATAAGGCTACTTGAATGTTTTGTTCTAACATTGCTTTCTGTTCTTCATCTGGCTCTAATTCTACAAATATACCGAAATCATACAAGTGCAAATCACTCATTTCTTCTAAGGTAGAAACGTTGTGAGCTCCTAGGGATTGTATAAACGCGTTTCTAGTTGGAGAGTATTCTATAACGTCAGATATTCTAAGAGACAAACACTCTGCTACTTCTGAAGTTAAAAATAATCCTGATTTTAATATATGTCTAGTCGCTGTGTTTGAGTTAGCAGCCGCTAGTTTCTGAACACCTACTAAAGAGTATTTTTCAGGTTTAGAACCATCAGCGGCTTCGTTTAACCCGGTTACATCTCTTATCATTTGCAAGTAGTAGTTGTACGTTTGTATCAAACTTTGAAGTTTGTTACCAACACCACTACCGCCACCTATTTCTTGAATAGGTATTTTACCTGGATTCATATCTCCCTCTTGAGTCATCGATCTACCTATAACAGATCCTGTTTGGAAAAACATATTAAGAGCCTCTTGAGGATTGTAGTTGGTTCCATTACCTAGATCAATTTCAGCTAATCCATCCGCATCAAGATAAACACCGTCAGGTGTCATTCTAGACAACACTTGTTGTAATTTAAGGTGTGTTAACTGAATCATGTCTGCAAAACCAGTTATTCTTTTTACTAAAGATTCTATTCTTCCTTTGTACATTCTAGGAGCTACTATACTGTAGTTCATTTTAACTTTAGTAAAATCACTTTTGGGACGCATCATATTCTTTGCTAATTCCCACTTAAGTAACTTATCTGTACCTAACACTAGCGCTCCGTCATAAAGAACTTCATAACGTTTTTTTAGTTTGGAAAATTTTTCAGATTTTTCCTTTGGAGGATTAAACGAATCGTCTTTTTTTATTGCTTTCTCTCCACCTGATTTAGTTTCTTTTATTTTATGAACCTCGTTCATATATGTTTTATAATTGAAATATAAAACCTCGACTTTATTATCATCGTCATCTCCACTGTAATTACGATTAGAAGTATACCTGCTGTTACGGGTTTTTCCCTTAGTTATATCTTCTAATTGTGAATTTGTCAAATGTGGAAATTGTTTCACTAACTCATTGATCGGTATAGATTTTACCTCGCCAACATAATATATATCATCAAAGTATGGTGATTCTGTGTAGGAATAAACTAAGTTAGCAGGATCAACATAATCTATAGTTACCCCATTAGCTTTTGTAAAACCTGTTTTAACAGCTCCTATACCTAAAACGGTTAAATCGTAATAAAACTGTTTTTTAATCAACTCATACCTATTGCCATCCATCAACATGTTTATAGCTTGTTCTTCTGCTATTTCAACTCCCTGTTTGTAGGTTAGCTGCATATAAAGATCTAATTCTTCTTTTGTTCTTGGTAAATCCGGTCCTTCGTTTTCGTTTAATTTAACACCTAATTGACTTTCCGCCATCTCTGTCAGTTCAGACGTCATAACGTCTGCCATCATGGACTCCATATACTCCGTTCGTTTACTAACCCCGTATTGATCTTGGGCGTAACATTTGAGAGTGTACATTCTTTCCGCTATACCGTTAACTACTATGTCTACAAATTTAGATATAATTGGTACCGGTGTCCAGTCTAAATTAAGATAAGATAAATCACCGTTAATAGATAGTTCGTCTTTATACTTTTGTATAGATTGTTCACCTCTAGCGTATAACCTTAGTTGGTGAAAGTTATAATGATTATACGAATACCTATTGTTAGTGCTGCTTCTATCAAACCATTCGCCCTCTATTGCTTGAGCAACCTTAAGTCCGTATTCGAAACTTAACTTTTCTACATCACT